CTTTTTTTTTGATTCTACACCAGAAGAAAAGCCAGTAAATAATAATGATGATGAAACAGCAACAACTAATATAAATATTCGTGAATTAATAACAGTTAATAAAGAAAAACTATCTAAAAGAGTTCAGCTCACTATTTACCCTACTGCATATGAACAAGCAAAAGAAAAAGCCTTAAAAGAAGGAAGAAGCTTTAATAATTATATCAATGAGCTAATTCTAAAAGACTTATCCAAATAATAAAAGAGCCTAGCACATAAATTAGTGTTAGGCTCTTATTTTTTATCCATTTAGAGCTGTTTTATTTTTATCTTAATGTATTTATACCTACAAAGATTTTAAACAGCTTATACAGGCTATTATTTTATAGCTTTTTGGCAATCTTTATACCAAAGGCACACATCTATATTACATTGTTTAGTAGCATAACAAGGATTATTTCCTTCTTGCTCCTGCAATATATGTATCATATCAGCTTTTTTTGCTTTCTTTGGTAGTTCTATAGCTCTATCTTTTGCTATAGCTTTTATCTCTTTTATCGTTGGCATCTACTCACCTTCTTTCTATTGATGTATATAAATTTATTTAAACTAGGCACTAACTTTAGCTTTACTTCTAAACTAAAAATATTACGCTTGGGAGGATTGCGGAGCCGTGTTCTAGATATAGTTATACCTTTAGCGTTCTACTAAAGATATAACTATATTTTACGCCTGGTTTTCTTGCGTCTGCCAGTCCAGTTTTCTACTAGTTCCTGCTTTTACACAGGTAGGATATTAATGGTTACTTAATTGCCCCAACCACCATACGTTTCCATATGTTATCCTAATACGGCTTATAGCTTATGCTACAATCCCAGTCTGCAACTTACGTTGCCTTTAACCACCGTTGTCTACTTTTAACCATATAAATATATTACTCAAATAAAAAAAGCCGTCTAAACGGCTCTCCTGAACTCTTATTTACTTAGGCTTATTAAGGGAGTTTAACAACATTCCGCCCTCTTAGGTAAATGCAAATAGTAGAATATATTTGCATGCCCCACCGATTTTCCGCCTCCGCTGGTGATACGGTTGGTTACTTTCTGCAACCACTTATTTATACACTCCGCCAAGTGTAGCTTTCGCTCTCCTAGAATAAGCATCTAGGCACACTCCTGAAGTTTATTCCTTCAGGTGATTTTAGATACTAAAAAACACATCACAACATCTTCACTATTTTGCCAATATCGACAAAATCGTATAATGCTATAATGTGCCTACTATTCCTACCCAAAATCACTTTATTTTACGATATCATTGTTGACATATCGTAAAATCTTGCTTATAATGAGTTTAGAAATTAACTCGAATGACCTAGTTTTGGGTAGGTTGTTCGGCAAAGTCGGTTGTACTGCTAATACAATCGGCTTTTTTATTTCTAAAAACTTTTTATTAAATTTTAAAATTATTTACACATCTATATTATATTAAATTATACTTCTTGTCAATTTTGTTATTTTGAATATGAATAAGCCTATGGAAAGTGTAAGATAACATCAAAAGAGCTACTAAATAGTAGCTCTTTTTTTATTTTCCTATTACTAATTCTATTTGTTCTTTTGATAATTCTTTGCGTACATCAAAACCATTCTCATCTATTTCTATTTCATAAAAAGATGCACTAATTTCCATTTTATAAACTGTGATATTCTTATACATCACAAAATCTCTATAAATGCTTTTAGGCTCTCTCTTAATAAATTTATCTCCTAGACTATTTGTATAAAAAGAGAGACTAACTTTATTTTCTGTCATTGAATTTGATAAATATATATATTTCAACATATCTTCATCATTAAATAAGAAATCAATCGTCTTATTTTTAGCATCTTCAAGATTTTTATTCTGAAGCTCTTTTATTAATTTTTCCATGGCAACGATACCATAATACCCATTACTACGAAAATCATGAGCCACCATATCAATAATATCATTTTGCCAGTCTAGGTATTTCATTTCGTTATTTCTTCTTTTTGCAAATCGCATCATATCATTTGTAGCTTTTTCTATTTTAAAGTAGCCATCTATTTTCCCATTTATGCAACTATTAATTACATAAACGATAGCTTCCTCTGCATATGGTTCTAACGCTATCGGAAGAATTAACTTGCCATCTTGTTCGTAAGTCTCTGATAATCTAAAGATAAAATCTTGAGACAAAAATATTTTATCTACAAATTCAAATAAAGTTAGTTTTTTAGCATCATCTTTTAAATTCTTCCATATATCATTTAAATGTTTAGAGTTTTCTAGTTTAGGATTATTTATATCGATATTACAGTATTGATAAGTTACTTCTTCATCTTCTTCATCAAATTTTATAGTTGCTATATCAGATATATTATTAACTTCTACAAGCTTTTTTTCTCCACCGATTTCTTTATCTCTTACAATCAATTTAATCATTTTACATTCTCCTTTTCATAAATCATATTCATTTTTTCTAAAATAAGAGCTTCTACCCAGTTTTTAGGATACCTGGATGTATTCTCATTGTCCCAATCTTCTACAGTTCGTATTGGGATATTAAACTCACGGCAAAACTTAGCTCTACTCCAGCCTAATTTTTCTCGCATTTCTTTAATCTTATTCATATAAACACCTCGATATTAATAATTGAAATACTGTTTTTTGCGTAGTGTTCCATTCCATTCGCACTGCAAAAATCTTCCTTGTTCATCAATGGTGAAAAAAGATGAGTCGTATTCTTTTCCTACTTCCATTACTTTTGTTTCGCCATTTATGTATCTAACATACTCACAAAACCAAGTAGCAGGAGTTTGAAAATACATAGCTATAATAAAACTAGCGTTTTCAGTGTTTTTAATAAGATTGATAAATAAAATCTTATTATTAAAAGAATGATAAGTATTATCATCCATATATCTTTCAAATAATATGGACTTAAAATTAAAGTTTTCTCTGATTTCATTAGCCCATTTTACTTGTTTAGGGCTACCTTTTAATTCTACATTTTTAGAATTAATTAATCTGATGCAATTATAGATATATTTTAAACTCCAGTTAAATCTAGCTTTATAATCGCCTTCTAATCTTTTAGCATATTTATGTGCTAACCAGAATATTTCACGTTTTGTTAATTTCATCATCTTGGTAACCCCTTTCTTTGTTTTATTTACCTTACATCTATAATATACCACGCTTGGCGTGGTATTTCAATATAATTTTAAATATTTTTGAGCAAAAAAAATAAGCCCTACCAATAAAGGTAGGGTTTATTCATAAGCTTTTCATTTTAAACTATATATCAATAATGTTCCTGCTATTATTTGCCATAATAGCCTTTGTTTTTTCAATTTACTTTGCTCCTGCTCGGATATCTTCAATGATTGTGAGACTTTGTTCAATTCTTCGCTGGCTATCGTCAATGAGTCCTGTGCCTGCTGTGATTGAGTCTTGAGCGTTTGTAATTGCTGTGTTAATGTTTGTATTTGTGTCTGTGATGTCGTCAGCTGTGTCTTTAGCTTCGTTATTTGACTGTTCAATACTTCCGACTGTTTCGATGCTGTCATCAATTCCTGATTGGATTTGTTCAATAGATTCTGTAGCTCGCTGTTGTTCTTCTTGAGCTGTATTAAGTTGGTTTCTAGCGTCGTTAGCTGTTCCTGTGTTATCGTATACGTTTGCGAACAGTAACCAGTAGGCAAAGCAAATACACAGCACAAGCAAAAAAACACAGCACATTTTTTTATGTTCCTGGATAAAGCTTTTAATTTTACTAAACACATTTATCATCACACTTCAAATTCTTCAATAACTTTATTTTCTGCACGCTGTTCACAGAAATAAATCACATCACCATGCTCACTATGTCCCATGGTCAAATATCTTTCATCACCTTGTAAGTTAAATTTGTCATTGATATCAAGTAATGCACTATTAACATTTTGGGTATTGGTTTTATATACGTTTTTAATATATGCCACTACTTCTTCAGGTAATTTTTTTGTACTAATAATTTTTACTAACATCTTTCATTACTCCTTTTATTTTGAAATTTTATTTTATAAATTAACTCCTTCAGTGTAAAATATCCTGGAAAAATCATGCAATCTAATTTCAAAACACTACATGCATACAACTATAAAAATACCTGGTATTTTAAATAAGCTAAAATCTAAAAATCCTTTATTTGTAAGGCTTTACTAGATTTTATATTTTTATTTTTTTCAAAACCCTCATCTTCAAGTAGTTTTAATGCATCAGCTTTTTCATTTACAAAACGATTTCTAAGCCCTATTTTTACTACGTCATAGCTACCATTTGCCCAATCTTTAGGGCTATGATAAGTACCTTTAGAAGTTAAATATGCATTATCACATTCTTGAATCAGAAAATTATATATGCATTCAATCATTTCCCTATCAAAGCATTTATCATCTACCCAGCTAATTTCTGGGTGTCCCATAAGTCTTACTGCTTCTGTCCAAAGTTCACACATATTTGCTGGGCCATATTGAATAGCACGACTGAATAATACCGCTTTCATGGCTTCATTGTGTTTGGTGATATCATATCCGCCATTTAATAAATTAAAATAGCCTGCATTATAGTACATATCGCCTGCATATTCATCTTGCAGTTTGCCAAAACCTTCGGCATCTATTGTACCGATAGATTTCCATTCATTTATAAATCCACTTGAATTAACTGGATAGGCATTTTTTAAGACTCTGCCATAATTTGCATAGCAGTCTTCAGGATAATTGCACAGCCATTCAACAAAGTTTTCAACTACACCAGCTGTACTTGAAAATTGATATCTTCCATAAGATTTACCGCCTAAATCTCCGCTTCCTGTACTTACAGTTGCAGGATTGCCACCTGCTTCATACTTCAGTACAAGTTGATTGTTTAACATAGTATCACTCCTATCTAAATAAAATAACCGCCACCAATATTAAGTTATTAGTAGCGGTTTTAACCTTACTGTATTAAATTTCCAAAATCTCACTAAAAAAAGCAAGAGTTTTTTTAATAAATAATATAATTTTTTGCTATATACTCATCAAAGATTTTTCCTTCTTCACCATCAACATCATTGAGATATACAGCTTTGGCAAAATCTACATAAGTTCGTATATCATTTTTAAATACATTGCCTGCATCTGAATACAGCATATTTAAAAGATAATACCAATCCCATTTATTTGTATTTATATTATTTTGTGTTGCTAAATTTGTAGTTTGTTCTACGCTCCAATGTTCACCATAAGAACCATCAAAGTGCTTCATACATTCTACAGCTTCTTTGGCCATGTTTTCGCAAAAATGTTTTCCGTATTTCAATACGTGCATTTTTAAACTAATACGATTATAAGTGCCTTCATCAAAATGTTTAAGCATACGTAGCATTTTGCAAGACAGCTCGATCACTTCTTCTTTTTTATAATCGTCTTCTAAAAGTTCTTCATAGATTTTCTCACAATTTATTTTCATGATGCCACCTCACGCTAATTTCACTGCTACTAAATCTACGCTGTTTACTGTAACACCTGTTGTCTGTACTTGTAATTGCAAGCTCACGTTATTTGCTGTAGGTGTGCATGGGCAAGAGCAAGGGACTTCAATTACTGTTATAATACTTGCTGTATATTCTGTTGCGTCTGCTGTTGTTACTGTAGCACTAGCACCTGCTATAGCATTGTTATTATTTAATAATTGTAAGGTTACAGGTCCAGCAGCAGTCCCCAAAAGATTTGCATTAACTGTTACTAGATAAAGCCCTGCTTTTTGTAATACTGCTGGAGTAGTTCCTGCTGTAAATGCAATGCTTTGTCCTGTAACATTAGCACTATTGAAAGCTACTAAACTATTTGCAGTCAAAGCCTGTGCTGTTGTATTTATTGCGTTTAATGTAGATTTTCGATAACAAGTCATTGTCTTTTTCTCCCTTCAAAAAAAGAGCGGAATTGCTCCGCTCTTTTGGTGCAATCTATGCACAATTTGTTTAGTTGAAATATCCGCTATTATTGCCATAATAACAATAATTTGGATTCTGTGCGATAACAGCAGGAATTGGTCTTGGTGCGATTTGAGAAACAATACTTGCTGTTTGAGATAATTGGCTAAGCTGTCCATTAGCCTGTGCGAGAGCAGTTCTAAGATTTGCATTTTCTGTCTGAAGTGCTCCTCTTTCCATATCACAAAGTTTATCTAAAATTTTCTGTGTATTATTTGTTGCATTTGTAGTAATTGCACAAGTGTTTTGAGCATTTTCAAATCTTACATTATCAATGTTTCTTTGGGTTTCGCAACAGCATTGTTGAGCATTAAAGCCATTTTGTGCAATTTGCATTTGTAAGTTTGCACCTGTTTGCATAATATCTCTTTGTGTCTGGAATTGGTTATTAGCTACCTGTGTAAATCCAGTATTTAAGGAGTTACTTAAGTTGCTATAAATGAAGTCGTTGTTAATAGTATTTACACCACTATTCACACCGCTAAAACCACCAAAAAGGCCACCACCACATAAGAGAATAACTAGAAGCAATACCCAAATACTTCCACCCATTCCATCATTGTTTGGCATGTTATAAACAGGAAGTACGCCAACGCCATTACCATTTGTCATATCAGACATTTTGATACACCTCATTATTTTTTCTTTATAAAAATTTAAGTGTGCACAGCTTAAAATTTTAATCAAAAATTATTTGATACCAAGTTGTCCAAGAAGTTGATTTACTTGTCCCATTGGTATTCCCTGCTGTTGAGCAGTCTGCATAAAAATTTGTCTTAATTGTTCAGGGCTTTTTCCTTGTGTCATTTGCATGACTTGGGAAAATCTAGGATTGTTTCCATACATACCCTGTAACATTTGCATTGGATTACTGTTTCCCCTTAATTGGTTCATTATCCCCATTATTTGCATTGGATTGAACATTTTGCATACCGCCTTTAATATAGTTTTCTAAATTTGCAATTCTATTTTCTAAATCTTTTACGCTATTAGTATCTGCATAAACTGGTAATTTATTTTCTCCTAGTCTGTAGACATTAATAATAGATTGTGCATTCATATCTATGGTTTTTGTATAAATGCAGTTTTCTGCTGGGCAAGGGAAATAATAAATATTTCCATCAGGCTCAATCAGTATTGCTTTTACTTCCTCTGCATTTGTTACTACTCTGCCTTTCAAAGTAAATGCAGGTTGTATCATAATTTGATTAGGATTAGAATTATTGTTATTATTCTGATTATTAAGTTGAGTGTTATATGCATATGGATTATTTGTTTGCATATAGCCCTGATTTATCCGCTGTGGTTGCTGAAAATTTGAATTATAATATGTTCCATTCATACCGCCAAAATATGGTGTATTCTCAAACATTTGCTCCACCTCATTTCTACAGTTACGATTATATGTAAAAAAATAAAGGCTAAAGTGTCGATAAAATTTATAGATTATAGTTATAAAAACTTAATAAATCTGTAAATCATCAAGACTTTAGCCTTTTTTATATTTTGTTTATATTAATTTGTATTTTATTAATGCACTACTTATTAGATTGTAACTGTTTTTAATATCACGTTGGATCGTTTCTTCAGATAGATTCAATAGATTTGCTATTTTTGTTATCTCAAAATTCTTCAGTATTCTAAATTCGATTATCTTTTGTTGTCTTGGAGTTATTTTGGATTTATATATTATATCTTCAAAGTCCGCTCTGCTGCTATTTATAAGCCATGTTCTAGCTAATTTTCTATTTTTATCCATATCTTAAGGTCCTTTTAATTTCTAGTAGTTTTATCATCTGCGAATTGTGCTAATTTATCTTTTAGCTTATTCGGCACTGGCACCCCACAATTTGCTACATTTTCTAATATAGATAATCCCTCATTGCCAAGATAGAAAAGTGCTACTATATCACGTGTCATGGTATTTTGTCCAATAGCATTATCAAAAAAATGTCCGACCATAACCATTATTAAAATTACACCTTTTCTTTTTAATCCATTCATACCTTTCCTGCTATCGAGCTTTTTATATGGATTAATCCATGCAGACATTACTCCAGTTATATAATCAAATAACATAAATATAATTAGTGTTTCTAATAGTGGTGTCCATTGCCCTAAAAAATAATGTATAATCGTCCCAATAATAGCTACCAATCCTCCTACTTCTAATTCTAATTTTACTGGTATCATTGACTTTAATAAAATTCCGACTTCATTCATTTTTATCACCTCATCACATCTACTTTACTTTTTTGCTAAATCTACACACCTACTTTACTTTTAAAGTCAAGTAAATGTATAGATTTTTGCAAAAAGTAAAGTAAACCTAAAATTCCTTTTTATATAGCGGTATCACTCCGCCCAAAACTGTAGCACCGATATCTGATTTACTGAATGTATCATCTACCCATTTTTCTTTTGCATAAGCAAGAAATGCCACTGTTGCCACCGCTTCTAATTTACTCATGCCTGCATGTTGCAATTCATTAGATATTACATATCCCATACCAAAATGAGCAAATTTATCTGTACCTATATTATCTTGTATATCATGAAGGCTACTAGCAAAACATGATGTACATAAAGATATTAATAGCATTGTTAATATCAGTATTTTCTTAAACATATTTTCTCCTAACTTTGAATTAAACCAAAACCTTTCCATGTTCCTGGACTCCCTGCTGTTACACATATCCAACCAACATAAGAGCCTGCTGTAGGATTGGAATTATAAACTATATCTCCGACACTCCATTTAGAATATATCGGTATGCTTCCACTCACACTTATTTTTCTTTGTGGTAGATATGTGCGTTGGTCATAAAAATTATTGCACGTTTCTGTGCCTATAACCTTGTTATCCTTATAAAAGGTATTACCACCACTTATATTTACATCTCCACCAATCCTGTTATTTGTACAGTGAAATTCGCTCTCTCCTGATTTTGTTACATTTCCACCAACAAAGTTGTTAGTGAATTTAACAAGACCATTAGGTTCACCTGTATTCTTTAATGTTAGGGATTTACAATGTACGTTACTAATATTTATATAGTTTGCTACATAAGACAGGGTTATATCACCTGTATTACAGTTTGATATAGAGCATAATCCATCAAATCTATAACTTGATATATTAATATTACCAACACCAACATTAGTGATAATACAATTTGTGCCATATTTCCCTGTTGCCCTAAACTCTATATTACCTATATATCTACCACCTTTTGCATGAAGGGAGCCATAACCTGTACGAATAAAACCATATTTTAATGTATCACTCAAGTCTGTATCTGTAAGTTCTATGTCCCCTTCTTTTGCTACCATAAAAGTATGTCTACCACTTCCAGTCCTATCTTCTCCGTGCGTTTGATTAAACCATATACCTATACCATCCTCAACGTAAACATAAGGAGAACAGTTGTTATTTTCTATTTGACATTTATTAAAACGTAACATATTGCAAGCATCACCTGAAACAGTAGAAAACAAATGTATAGCGGAATATTCTGTGGCATTTATATCTGAAACGTCTGTTTCACCTTCTTTTAGACGTCCACAAAGCTGGATATTCATATTTTCAAAGGAGCCATCTTGGCATTTATCTAGGAGTAGACCGCTACCATTAAAATGCTCTGTATTAACATCATACATAAGAGGATATCCAATTTTTCTAAGATATAAAGCATGAATTTTTTTATTATTACCATTTAAATGTAAATGTCTTAATACAATTCCCCAACTTCCCCAAACTTCACTATCTGTTTCAGGGGTGCCAACTTTAAAAGTTATTAGTCCTAAATCTTTGTTTAGTTCTTCATCTCCTGTGTATTGTAGTATAGATACGGCATTTCCGACACCTTCTAAGTGCATACCTTGTTTTGTTATTATTAATGGGTTACTAATATTGTAGTATCCGCTAGAAAAATATATAGGAACAAGTCTAGTTTTTTCTACAAAAGAAATTACCTTTTGAATTGCATTATGACTATCCCCTGTACCATCACGCTTAGCACCAAACTGTAAAACGTTTATACTACTTCCTAAAGAAAATTTTGCATACAATCCTTTTTGTAAAGCTATTATACTTGCTTCATCAGCTTCATCTTCACCTATATCATTGGTAATTAAATAATCAGCTCCGCCACCATCATTTAGTTGATAGAAGCCTTGTGTTTTTATCAATCCTCCTGCTTTTAGATTATTAGCTTGCTTCATGCTTTCTACGTTTTGGAAAGTTCGTATATTTATAGATTGAGCGTTAGCATTGGCATTTTGTGCATACTCTTGTGCTTCATCTGCTGATTGTTGTGCATTTTGTGCAGATTGGTTAGCGTCTGCTACGTTTTGTTTTATATCAGTCAGCAGTTCATCTGGTTTTACTTCACTACCCATATCTACTTTTACAGAACGTTCAAGGGCTTCTTTCATTTCTTGGGATATCATAGTGTTTTTATCTGTTCCATTTTCTACAAAAGGCAGTGGATATTTAGAGCCAAAATCTATTTCTTGTGTTAGTGGTGTTTGTCTGTAGATTACTAACTTTTGATTTGCTTGTAGTACTGGTGGTATCTGTGCTTCTGGTGGTTCTTGTCCGCTTTGATATCCAGGATAAATTACTTCGTTTTTCTCACTGTCTACGAAAAAATCTTTAGTGAGTTCTGTTTGTACCTGTGTATCTATATCGTAAATCGCCACATGTATATGTGCTTTATCGTTGTACTTGAATTTAAATGGGAAATGGGTTGTCTGCCCATTCCCTACATAGATAACTTTTGTTGTTTGGTCTTGTATCATTTTTAATATCTCCTTACGTTCTTAGATTTCCCCTTTTTCTTTGGTTTTTCTGGTATCACTCTTTCTACTGGCTTTTTATTAAAGAGTGCAGACCAAATAATATTTTTAAGGTTCGTATCATATCGACCATCACCATCAGCTATATATTGCATAGTTGTGAAGACACTATTTGCCATGGTACTTGTTATACCTGTTCTAGCTGCAAAAAATGTTGTACCTATTTCGCCTGAAGCTTTTGCTATATCTGCATAAGTTATGCGTTTTGGTGGCTTTTGGTACTGTTTATCTTCAAGCATTGTCTTTCTTTTCTTTGCCCCTGCCTTCATATATTCAGCTTGCCATTTAGCTTCCTTATCTGCTATCTCTAAATCTTTTTCTGCCTTTTTATCTAGCAGTTTATATAGTGCAGTTATTTTTTCACCGCCAGCAAGTGCCACATTAGAAAAGCCAATACCTCTACCATAATCTGTACCTTCAAAACTTTCATTGATGAAAAAGCTTGCTATATCTCGTACACCCCACATAGTGCCAGCCATAGTGGATAAAGTATTTTTGCCAAACTGTGTCAAAAATCTTTGCATTGCAGGTATCTCTATTTTTTCTTCTGTACCCTCTGCATTTTTCACCTTTTCATATTTATGCTTATCATCACTTCCATCACCGAGCAGTGCCATACGTAGCATAGTAGATAATGCAGCAGTAAGCACAATACGATATAGAAAAGACCTTGCCACAGGTAGCCACCTTGTAATATTTTCACCCATTGTAGTCGGCTTCATGAATTTTCCTTTATAGTAAGCTTGCAAGATAGCATTAGCCTGCGTATTAAAGAAAGTGTAAAAAGGTGTAAATAATTTCAGCAATTCCCCACCTTTTTGAATAGATGCTAAATCTTTTGTCTGCCCACTTCCGAATACTTCACGAATAGATTTATCAGCTTCAGCAATGGATCGACTTTCAGCTTCAGCCAAGATTTCTTTATCTGTTAAGAATCTAAGCTCACTCGCATTATCTAGCTCTACTTCCGCCATATATAAATCTTTTTGTAGTTGATTTAATTCTTCTCTTGTATTTACAAAAGTTTTAAAATCCCCCACTTGATTTATATTTGTACCTTGCACATCAAAATTTGATTTCAATGCATTTTGTTGCAGGTCCATTATCCTAGCTCTGATTGTAGATACCTTAGCTTGTGCATTTTGCAATTTTTCTACATTAGCTTCATTTTCTTTTTTTATCTCATCAAGTTTTTTAGCGTAGGCATCTTTATAGCTTCTACACCATAACGGAGCAGAAAACATTAAATCACTATAGGTCATAAGTGTGTATGCATGTTCTTTTAAAAATCCTGTTACTAATCTATCTTCATCAAACAATCCAGGAATGTATTTTATATCCCTGTCCATATGATTTAATCTATTCTTCATAAAAATTGATTTATGCAACACTTCTTGATATTTACTTATATTTGTATAGTAATCTGCTATTGCTACTAGAGATTTCATAGCACCTAATTTATCCATCATTGGTGCAATGTTGGTCATGTTTTCAATTATTGGATAAAGTCTATATCCCATTATCGCAAGTGTGGAATTTGTTCTTAAATAGCTAAGCATTTTAGATACTTTTTGCACTGTTTTATTATTACTAGCTTCTGGTATCACTCGCCAATTATCCACTGCCCATTCATCTAATACCTGGTATATTTCTTTACCCATAGTTCTATTTACATATTCTTCAAATTGTTTATTTTTTACTAATCTATAAACATCTCTTGCTGGTATTCTATGCGTTATATTGTGGATTACATTTGATAAATGGTCAGGTATTACACTAAATTCTAAAAGCAACGCTCTATCAATATTTGCCTGTGAACGTGCCTTTGTAAATCCTCTGCCAGTGCCTAATACTTGTGCACCGCTCATAGTACGTCTTACCGCTTCATTTACCTCTTGTTCATTGGCTCTATTGCTTTTTAGTGGATTAGCTACTATAGGATAATAACCACCTTCTAAATGCAATATCTCGCCATCAGGTAACTTCACATCAAATGGTGTTGGCTGTTGCGGTTTCAGTGTTACGCCATTTAATTCTTGCTCTACCCTTACTGTATCTTTCCAGAAAGAATGTAAATGATTCCATATATCTTGTACCATTTGCCAATCCTTTTTGGTCATATGCTTTTCAACAAATTCTTTGAGATATTCTTCTGTCAAGCCAAATCCTACAGCAAGACGGCTTCTATTTATATCATTTCCAAAATTTAAAGCCATACAGATAATATTTTCTTTTGATAGATTTTCTACTGTACCATCTTCAAATTCCAATTTATACTGCTGTTTCTTCCATGATAATTTTTCACTATGGCTATAATCTTTTAAGATTTCTTTTATCTTATATACGTTTTTGGTCATCATTTCAGCTTCAAGATTAGATGCTCGCTCATACGTTTCATACAGATATTTATGAGCTTTTGTTCCCAAAATATTTATTATTTCTTCTGGTTTCATCATGGAACTTAAATATTTTGCACCGCCACGAGCCATAGCGTCCCCAATAAGTGGTATCTTATCCACTAAATCGTTATAGCCAAGACCGCCTTTATCTGGATTTATCTTTTTATTTATTACCATTGACCTGTTATAAGCAGTATCATCAAGTATTATTTCATTTATAGCATCATCTATAGATTTCCCCTGTATAGTTTTTAGCTTGAATTTATCTCTACCTGTTGTATATAAGATATCTAGTGCTTCCACTGCGTCCTCGAATTGGGCTATAGTCATAGATTGATAACCACTGAAATCACTACGGCTTGTTATCTCTAATATATCTGTTGGGGTATATTCTAAATCTAAGCTATCTTGTAATCCCTTGAATAAATCTGCAAGTGGTGTTATTCCGTCTACAGGTGGATTAGCATCTTTATTTGTAATACCTAAGATATAGGCTAAATGTTTATGCCAGTATCGTTCTTGTGCTGGTAATTTTATGGATCGTACTTTTAGCTGTTTATTCACCTTCTCTATTTTCTTTTGTATATACAATTTATTTTTCAGTGCCTTTTGAGCCATAGCAGCAGAAATATACTGTGCTTCTTTTTCTTTCATGGCACGCTCCCAGTTACTAGCCTTTACAGCCTGTTTTACTCTGCGTGCATGCATACTTTCATTCTTGCGATAAAGAGCTACATTACAAGCTTCAAAAATGGTTTTGCCGTCCAAAGCACGCTCTGCCATTTCCTTGAACATTTTCAATTTACCTTCATGGGCTTTTTCTATGGTTTCACGATTTATCTTTTGCTGTTTTGTTTCTTCTACAAATTGTTTAAAAGCTTCAGCTAAAGTTTCTTTTGTATTGCTATTAAACATTGCTTCAATTCTTCCTAAATCTTTGGCATTCCATTTAGTGCTAAATCTAAGCTTATTCAAAGCGTTCATCACATTTTTTACTCTAGCATCTTCTTTATCTACCTTTAAATCTGTGTAATCATCAAGGGCATTTAATTTATCTTCTACATCTTGCATAGCAACTTGCGTTTTAGAACCTATTTTATTTATCAATTTCACTTTTTCATTGAATATCCTAGTTTCCATTGCTACAAGTTTACTTGTATACTTACTATCTTCCATAGCCTGCAAGATATTTTCTTCGGATAAATGGCTTTCCATTAGTTCAGTATCTAAAGTTTTTTCATACTGCTTCATATATTCATCAAGTGCAGTCTGTATAGGCTTAGTATTTTTTAGGGCCTGTTTATATTCTTCTACGCTACCAAACCAATTAAGAACTATATTTATATCTCCTGCTTCTTTGTACGCTTCTTGAGCTATATATACAGGTTGATTTTCTAATTCATTCAGTTTATAAGCTCGCTCTTTTTCTACACGTTCATCAAATTTTGCTTTAGCTTCAGCTTTTAAATCTTGCATTACTATCTTCATCAAATGCTCTTTGGCTTCTTCTGTAGCTTCCTTGTGCCAACGTTTATAAGTTTGTTCTTCCGTTTCATCAAGTAGCTTTTCACCGCCTGCCTTAGTGATATCTCTATATCTATCATCAAGAGCCATTTGGTTTATTTCTTCTTCTGTAGCCACCATACGTTGCATTATAGCTTCTACTTTTGGGCTTGCTACTCCGCCAATAGAAGTAAATCCAATATAGATATCACGCAAGAATTTTTTAAACTTACGGAACACATCTTTCAAGCCTTTACTTGGTGCAGTTCCTTTTTGTAAATATAATTCAAATGCCCTTGCAAATCGTTCTTGTCGCCATGCTTCTTTTAATTCTTCCACTTTGGCTACATCACCAGCATTTTGAGCATTTATTATACTTTCATGACGTGCTTTAAATTCTTTGTACCATGGGGCATTTTTATATTCATCAATAGATTTTTCATTTTTCCAACTTGCCCAATCATTTACTATATCCAATTCTTTTTTAGATAATTCATCAATCTTAGCAAGCTCATCTAAATCCATTAAAAACATATGTGCCATTTCATGTACAAAAGTTGATTCATCAGCAGCTTTATACAGATTGATAACACGCTGACCATTACTCAATAAAGTGATATCGCCTTTATTTTTATTGACTTCATCTTTTATATTTAGAGCAAATCTTTCATTGTAATAAGTCATGGCTGTGTAGTTTTCATTTCCATGTCTTCGCATTATGTCTGCCACTATATCTGCATGTCTAGCAAATAAAATAGCACTCATACGGCTTGCACGTTTTACTTTTCCGCCAACATTTTGAAGTTGTTTTGATAGGCGATTATATACTGCATATCCATCTTTAGTAAGTCCTTCAGCCAACCTCATTTCTACACCATTTAAATTGCTAAGCTGTGATTTTATCTCATCTAATACCTTCAAATTATTATCTATATCATCTAGTATATTTTTATTTTCAGCCAAGGCTTGCACAGCTTCAGGTGTTGTTGCTTGCCATGTCGGTGTAGATGGTGCTGTTTCATCTCCTACAGTTAATTTATAAGCCATATCTTCAATTTCTTTATCAGTCATGGCTCTATTATGTTTAGCATAGAATTTTTGATACCATGTATCATTTTGTTCTATGCTCTTTTTTATGGCATCTATTGCAGGCACTAAAATATTATTTCTTTCATTTATCTGGTCATCATGGACTTGTTTCCAACCTTTAGCTGGATTAGATACATTATTGTAAATTACAGCCTGTGCCATAGTCTGCTGTTCTTTTGTACCATTTGCAAATTGCTCTTGCATTATGGCATCTATAAGCATACGTTGTTTATCTGCTGTTTTTTGTATACTATCTTGCATTTCATTTGTTATAGTTTCAGCATTTTTTCTTAGCTTGCCGATTGGATCTGCTTCTTGATTGAAAGTTACAGCACGCATGATATCACTTGTAGTTTCCGCTTGAGCAAATTTCGCTGTAGGAATTGCAAGCGTTCCACCTATTTCAATAGCTGTCTTTAAATCTTCCTGCGTATATCCTGCTGTCTTTGCCAATGTTTCAAGGTCTTGCTTTCCTGTTTGGCTTTCAAGTGCTGTAGGTATATCTACATAAGCCATTTCAAAACCTGTATTATCCAGTTGGCTACGCAACAATCTTTCTTGTACCTTTGGTGCTGTCTTTTTTAATTTGCTATTTCTGACAGCAGATTGTAATCTTTCTAACATCAATGTACCTGCGAAAGTCTGTCTAGTGCTTTGCTCCAATTTAGCATTATTACTCATCAATCTTTTTAGATTGCGAGAAAATCCCAAAGACTCATTAAAGCCACCTACTCCAGCAGATATCACACCGAAGCCAATAGCTCCTGGTAGTGCTTCGCCTGCACTCATCAAAGCACGCTGTGCAATCTCTGTAGCTGTATATACTCTATTTGTAGTATCGCCAGTATCTTGCATTATTTGATTGTGTACCAAATCATCAGATACTGATTGCAAGCCTTCTTCTCCACTTTCCGCCATAGATACTTTAGCTATTGCACTTGCTCTATTAGTGAAGAAAGATTTTATACCTTCTTTAGCTAATGCTTGTTTTTGTGCTGTAGCGATAATTTCTTTTACAGTCTGCTTGGCTACGTTGCCTGTAAATGCGTCCTTAATTAAGCCAAAATCTAGCATTTCAATACCAGCATTTAATGCACCTGCTACTACGGCATAATCTTGAGCTGCTTCATCTGAAAGTAGTGGCTTTCCATCTTCGCCTTTCAAGTCTTTGAATTCTGCATAATATCCGCCAGTTGCAGGCTTTGCCATGCCTGCAAACATTCCATATCTTGCTAGATATCCACCTGTTAATCTTGCCCCTTGCATAGCTCCTTGTCTTATGGCATTTGCTCTTATTGTATTTGCAATACCACCACCGACTGCACCTACTAAGCCACCGCCTACAGTCCCTGCTCCTGGCAAGGCTGAACCTGCTAAAGCACCTGCCACCATACCTGCACTAGCACCTATAGCAAAATCATCTATCATTTCGCCCATAGACTGTATCATCATGGGCATAGAGCCAGCCACTCCGCCTGCTATTACAGCGAATGGATTATCTAAAAATGCAGGTAGATTCGGTGCTTGTTCTAATTGTTTTTTTAATTCATCAATACGAGCCTTATCTTCTTCCGTTGCCTGCCCTGTCATTAATTTATAATTTAAATTGCTGTATTCAAGATGTTTATTTCCGTACTCCCACATTTTATTAAAAGAGTCAATGACTCCCTGTGTTTCTCTCACACTATTAATATCATGTAGAGCCAGTGCAGCTGATTGTGCGTCCATACTAGCTATATTTTTTAATTCTGGAAATTCATCAAATACATCATTCATATCTCCGCCAAGTTCTTTTTTCTTCTTAGCGTAGTTATAAATCTCAATAGCTTCACGATATGCAGTAGTATCACTTAAAAACTCTTTGGCTTTTATGCCTGTTTCATTTTCAATCTCAATGGCTTTTTGAAGTTTTTCCTCATCAGTCATCATGTAATTTACATAGGCATTGCTCTCTTGTATTCCCTGTGTTACATCTTGCAATATACTTTCATTATCATCACTATAGCGATTTACAATGGCACGGCTTACTTGTTTTAAAGGTGAATAAATAAGTTCTTGCCCTGCCTGTTGTAGATTTTCTACAGCCTGATTTTGAAAACTATAATCGCCTGTTTCATTTGCTTGATTAATATTTGCTGTAGTATATGCTCCAGTAATATTTCTTTGCTCATCTAAAAAATTATGATAAGCATTGTTGATATCACTAGCTGTATTTACTACTAAATCTATCCCTTGCCCTGCTGTTTGCAGTGCGTCTTGTGCAATTTCTGTAGACTCTTGGGCTACTTGTCTATTTATATCAGATTGGTTTGTTACTACTTCGCCAATCTGTTCAAATATGGATTTTTCTTCTTCAGGTGGCTGTTGCTTTTCTGCTACCTTTTGATTTACTAAATCATTAAATTTATTTACGTCTAAAGCCATATTTTACTCCTATTCATAATACGAATTATCTATTAGAGAAATGTAATAATTTGCTGTTTCCTCTGACGCACCAGAAGAAATTAAAGCTTCTTTTATTTCATCTGGTGTTGAACCATTATCAAGTAGTGTAGTAATGCCACTCATAATATCTTGATTGTCTAAGTCAGCACCGCCAGTATCATATCCATTTTCAATAAGTCTTGCACTTGCTTCATTGCCATCTATAATCTGCTCTGCTGTTAAATCTTCTCCCATTTGTAAACGCAATTGATTTACAGCTAAAGTATGCTGGTCTTTTGTTGGATTATACGCTTTACCGCTTCCAGTTCCTCTAGTTCCTTTTTCCTGTCCTGTAGCTACATTGATATTGTATTTACTGCCAGCAATCTTCAGTAAATCGTCATGTTCTTTCCATGTTATGCTTCCACTATTAGCTTGTGTATCTAACATCTGCTTAGTAGAAATATAATCTCCAGTAGCTCCACTACGTATGCTTTCTTCTATGCCTGTTAGATAACTATTACGCTGTTGATTTTTTATAGCAGTTTCTTCTTTATATTTGCCTTCAATTATGCTCATAATGTCTAATTGCTTTTGCATATCGTATCCTGATACTTGTCTACCTGTTACACCAGTTTTAATAATTCTCTGCGGTGTCAGTCCTTCTATGTTGTAGTTATCGCCATGCATGGTGATATTATTTGAGCTACTATTTCCATAATATCCGCCATTGCCGTCATAGATTACGACATGAGAATCACTGCCTTGTGATGGGCTAGAGTAGACAATCAAATCACCTTTTTTAAGATTATTTGCGTCAAAATCTGTTACTTGAATTCCAGCACTTCTAGCATTTTCAACTAGCGTAGGTACATAGACTACACCTTTATCAAACTCTTGTTTTAAGAAAGGGCTATACATAGAGCCTGCTTTTGTTACATATTCAGCACAGCCATTTTTGCCATTATCCATAGTTTGATTTAGCCATGCATTAGCACCTGCGTCTACCATATCACTTGTTATACCGCTAGATTTTTTACGGCTATTGGCGATATCATCAATGTTTACGGCATACTGATTTGGATCGCTTGTGAAATATCCGCCATTATACATAATATTTGCGTATTCTGTAGCAGTAGATGCGTTTTGCCAACCTTTATATCTATCTTGCATTAAGGTATCAGCATAGGCTTGTACAAAATCATCATCAGACGCAAAAGGCCCATTTGTTAATCCTGCATAGTTATGGTCTTCTATAGCATAGCGAGATTTACCATGGTCAGACTCTAGGCTCATTTGTCCATAGATAAAATCTGGATTACCGCCAGTTATCTTCGTTACTCTCAAAGCTAAATCATATAAATGGTCATATGGTGCGTCATTTTCATAACGTACTGCATTTCTACCATATTTATTTTCTACATTCTTTCTACTAGCTTCTAAATCTATATTTCCGTCTTTATCTCGTACAATCAGATTATCTGCTTCAATGTACATATCATTTACTTCTTTTTTCTTTTTAATGCTATTTACAAGCTTGCCATATGTTCCTTGGTCCATATCTTTTCTATAATTATTGGCAATCTCCAAAGCTCTATCATCAGCATTATCATTTAGAGCTGATTGCACTGCACTTGCTACTATTTGCGTTATCATCTTTTGTCTATTGGCTTCAAATATAGCTCCTGTCCAGCCTTTAGTTTTTCCTCTAGTGATTAAATCTCTTTCCGTATCACGTATGATATTTGTTACCATATTTTGTACGCTATAAGTGTTGCCTGCTAATATCGCTTTATTAGAGAGTAGTGCGTCCCAATTTGCATTATCTGTGGCTTCTTTTTGTTCTCGTTCCTGCCCCATAGCAATTCTTTGAAAGTTATTTATATTATCCGTGATGCTATTTTTCAAACGATAAGCCACTCTAGGATTTTGCATTTTGATTACTTCATCTGTAGTTTTCTGTATCGCTTGATTTACTCTATCCGTTAATCCCTGTGCATTTTGCCCTACTCCTGTAGTAAGCAATCCATTTTCAGAATTATATAGTTGGTCTGTAAGGCTAGATATGATTTTATTTTTAGCATCTAATACAGCTGTAGCATCTTCATCATCACGCTGTTGTGCTAGGACTTTGTTTACCTGTCCTAGTGCAGAAGCCATATCACCATAATTATTACCCTTACCGCCATAAGCGTTTATATCTGTAGTTACTTGTCTTGATGGGCCACTAATCACACTAGGATTTACAGCCTGACGATATGTCGTTATCTTCATTTTTTACCACCCCATAAGATTTAAATTCTGATTGAATAATTTATTCTTCTTATTATTAAAAGCAGTATTTCCACCAAAATAATTTACTGTAGCACTTGTTTGCGGTGTCATGCCTGTTTGATTTGTACCAGAATAATAATCTATTGCCATGTTTGTTCCTGTACCAGCTGTATTTGATTTACCAGTATAATAATTTATCGCCATGTTCGTTCCTGCACTGGTAATAGCTCCTACAGCATTACTGCCACTACTTGCTTTTTTCCATGGTTGTTCTATGCCATAGATACTAGCAGCAGTCCCCAAAAGTGTCGGAAGCCATGAACTTTTTGCTTGGCTTTTTACATTTGAAGCTGATGCTCGCATAGCATTTGCTTGATTTAGATAATTTGTCTGTGCTACACGGCTTGCATAATTATCATTTCTTTGATTATTCAATAAATTAACTTGGTCTTGATTGTATGCTTCTAGTCCGCTAGATAATATATCCATAGAGCTTCCACTAAAATCCAAACCTGCTGCACCTGTTTGAGCTCTTTGGGCTCCTTCAGACAAACGCTGTCTTGCTCTTAAGCGTCTAGCTTCTTGAGCATAATTATCTGCAATCTGCTCTTGTTTTCTAGCTTCTACTCTTGCATTTTGTTCAGCTACTTGTGCTTGTGCATTATAAGCTTGTGCTTGTGCGTCTGCTATTTGTCTATTTTGTCTATATCCTAAATATCCACCAAGAGCTGTAAGCCCTGCCATTACACTACACATAAAAACACTCCCTTTCTTTTAAACTTTATTTATAAAACGAATTTCATAAAATATTTATCATCTTCACCGACTGGAAATGGTTCAGAAAAAGTTGCACCTAGATACTTAAGCCATGCAATAGCTTTTTTATTATCTACAGATACACAGTTGTACATTATTCCATATTGTTTTTTCCAGTTACCTAATATATGTTTACTCATCTTCACAAAGCTTTTTTTATACTTCATTAGTTCATTTGTGCCCACACACCATATTAAGTACCCTTCAACACCTTTGATTTTAGTTACACCATAAATACATAATGGTTTATCATCTGGGCTTAATACTTTTATAGCTACACTACTATTCATTAAACTTTCTTCTAGTTCTTTATGGATATCATTTCTTAGAGCAGATATTTCTTCAATATCTGCTTTTCTCATATCTTTCAAAAATTCATTCAAGAATTTTTCTTCATTTTTTTTACATCGTAAAAAATTAAATTTATTGACTACTGCCAAGGGTAACACTCCTTATTATTGCCGATACACTAAAAGAATATGGTGTATCGTGTTTTATATATATTCTTCCTTCATTATTAAATCCGCCACGAATAGGGATTTCTAAATCTCCGCTATAAAGTATTTTGCTTTCATCATCTATTTGCATGTACTCATTGTCATATCTTATTTCATCTAAACAATCTTTATTTGCTCCTACGTAGCCACCATAAGAATTTTGTAAACGTAAGATACATTTTTGCACTGCTTTTTTTCTTGCCTGCATTGTGCCTGTATCTTGCGTTGTCATATCAAAATTAGGCTGTTCAATTATCATGGTATAAGGTAGTCCTACATAAGCATTTTTAGTTTCTTTTAGTAAATTTAATTTACCTTCAGCTACAGTCATTTTATCTAGCAAATAACCATCAGCCATTACATAGACTTCTTTTCCTTCAAGATATTCAAGTCCAGTAAGTTCAGTTGTTGCTTCTTCAAAAGAATATGTCTTTGTGCAATCTGTCATTATGTGGTCCTGCTGATATGTGCTGTTATTTTCCACGACAAATTGCTCTATATATCTTTTTGTCTGCCCATTTATAGTGCGATTGATTACTGCATAGATAACATCATTATTTGCTTGTGCTGTAGATGTTATAGCTTCTATTTTTCCATCTGTTACTATATGCCACCATGCGTATACTTTTTGGTCAGGTACATAAGTTAAACAAATTAAAACTCCATCATCTCGCACGAAGTACAGCACGCTATCAGGCTCTTGTGTAAAAGTGCTGTAGCTTATCTCGTGGTTACGAATAAGATGTTTTGCCAGTAGCGTTAAATCCATGCCAATATAGCTATCTGTATCGTAGCTATATCCCATATCACGAATTATGCTACCTCGTCTTTGTACATAAACAATTCTATTGCTAACACGCACAGGAATAGTATCATTACAGCCATAGTTTTGCTGATTGCGTGGTGTGATGTTAGTCGGTGTTACTGTTTCACCACCAGATATACTCCACTCATTGCCTTCCGTCATTACCATCAAATCATTGCCTGCGTCTATATGCTTTATGGTATATGCTTTAAGGTTAATCAAATCTGCTGTTATAGCACTATCATCTGTTACAGTTCCTGCTTCTTTATCTACAGAAAAGTTTCCATAATCGCCTGTCTTACTAAGCCAAATACGTGAAGGCTTAGCTGTAGAGCCTGCAAATACTAATCTATCTTGGAAAAACATACAACACATTGGATATCCATTTTTCTTGCTCCATGCAGATAAATACCAATCAATTGTTTTTTCGGTAGAGCCTAAAACACTTATACTATCTTGTACCTGTGCTTTTACCTGCTTAGCATTTGTATATTCCGTTATTTTTGCATATCCAGTATGTGTATATGGATAGCTAGATAAATCTGCTGTACAGCTTCCACTCGTTATATTTAAGACCAATCTCATCAAGCAGTATTCTTCTACGCTTCCGCTTTCTGTAGGATTATAGTCATCACTACTTGTATACTGTCTTTCTTGTAGCCATGTATCACCATTATCTATAGATTTTTCTATAGTAACGCTACCAGTCCATGTCCCATGTGTGATTACTTTCCAGGTATCACCAATGGCAATATTTCCTGATGTACCTGTTGTTTTTTGCGTTACTGTTTTACCTGTAATGCGTTGTTCTATTTTTATCCAATCGCCTACCATATCTGCTGTGAAAGTATCTTTAGTAGCTGTTATGGTTATCGTTCCTGTTGTGCCTGACGGTGTAAGGTAATTATCTTCATCTTTATTTAAATCACCAAAAGCAGGTGGGTAAAATTCCATATCTTCAATTCGCCAATCATCTTCTGCATATCGCATAAGCTTTTTAACTGGATATTTTCCACTGGTGATATAAACTACATCTACAGATTGTACAAATCTTAAATTTGGCAAATCTGCTTCTTCAAATGGCGTTGCAAGTTCCTTATTCAAGTATGTATTGCCTTTCCATATGCGAATATATTTATAGCCAATTTCTAACATATAGGAAAGCTCTACAGTAAAATCAAAGCGAACTAGAATAGATTTTTTGTCGGCATACTTAGTTTCTCCACAAAAAATCGTTCCAGTTCGCTTTTGTACAGAACCATAAGGACGTACTACTGCATTTTCTGCTTGTAGTAATGCCATAGAATATTTATCTAAATCTATTCTACTTGCAACGTCTTGACTAATTTCACCGCCAGCACAATTTGGCTGTATTACATAAAAATTATTAGGTCCTGCCATTATTTCACCTCATTAATCTGAAAATCTAGCATTAGCATATTTTAGTGGCCATCTAGGTTTTTGCTGTACTTCCTGTGCTACTGCAAGTTTTGCCGAATTCAAAGCCACTTGATACAGCTGATAATTATTAGCCTGTATATTTGTATTTCCTGTAAGCTCTATAGCCATATGACTTGCCAAGAGCCTTGCTAGTGCTTCAATGAATTCTTCGCTAAATCTTTCTGCATTGGTCAAATCATATGTATATTCACACCATGCATTTTGTACATCTGTAGCTATGCCCTGTGTATCATCACTAAGGCATACAGTTTCAAATTCACTTCTTTTTGCAGATTTTACTCTTGCTAGTTCTTCAGGAAATATAAATCTTATTCCCAAGCATTTTTGAGGATATGCGTATACATATCCCCAGCCTGCTACCTTTTCATCAACCTGTGCCAACTGCTCAACTTTTTTTGCAAATCCCCATGTATAACTGCGTAAAACAATTCGTCTACAATGTTCATAATGCGTCTTGCAAAGTCTAGCCGTCTGCGTATTATCATCAATACTTAATATACCTTGATTGCCTAAATAACTAAGTGCCAGATTACATATATCTGTATTGTTCATTTTCCTTTACCATGCTGTATCTACATCTAATACTAAGCCTGCTGTTACTGTACCACTTGTATAATCACAAGTAGATTTAAGTCTTAAATATCCTTTATTTCCTTTTGGTAATTTCACTTTAAAAGATGTTCCTGTAAATGTTCCAAGCTCTGTAGGACTAGACATATCTGGGTTATCGCTTGTTTCAATCACAGTAGATAAGCTACTGCCACCACTCGCATTTGATGTCATAAATACCACCCATGGTGGCTCTCCTGCTTCGCCTGTACCATAACTAATAACATCTGATTCTAATGCAGAATTAGATAACGCTTTTTCTTTAAAAAATAAATTCTCACCATCAAAAATCATTTTTATTCACTCCTTTATGCTGTAGTTACTTCTGCTTCTTTTTCCGAGATAGCATCACATTTTTTAACTGGTATTCCTCTAAAATACATAATCGGTGGTTGGTCCATAAATTCTCTTACTGTAATATGAATATTATTCTTATCAAGTTGATAATTTTCCATAAAGTTATACACTGTATCAGATACATACATACAATATTTAATTTTCTTATTATCTAATTGACGAATAGTATTTTTGGCTTGTGTAAGTTTTTTCATAAACTCAAGAGATTGTGCACTTGTTAAAGAACCAAGTTTTGATACATCAATGTTTCGTAAAAGTGCATTAGAGCGAATATCTTGAACAGATAAACCACATTTCCATGTAAATAAAGTTGAAAGTACTCTATATTTACCGCCTTCATTATCTGTTGCGTCTTGTTCGCCTAAATCTCTTTGACTCAATCCTGCATTAGAACCTTGAGGATAAATACCTACTGTATTGCGTTGTCCCCAACCTACAATATAGATACTTGTATTTGTGTTAGAGCCAGGTGAACCAGCAGAAATAGTTTGATATCCTGCTGTATTTTTATCACCGCCACAAATATTGTATCGAGCAGAAAAACCATTAAACTGAAATGGATTACTTTCAGTATCTCCATAAAACATATTCTTAGCTACTGCGTTTGCGAAGCCTTGTACATATGCTCTATCTTCACTATGTCTAAAAGCTTGTTTATCTTTAGCTAATTCAATAAGTTGCACATCAATTTCAGAACGGTCTTCTAAAATAATACAAGTATCATCTACTTGTCTAGTTGTAGATTTAGAATTTTTTATACCATGATTAATCAATCTCTCACTTGGTGTTGGTAAGGTTGCACGAATAGTTGTTCTATTACCTGTTTTTAAGTTTCCTTCTATCCAAACGGCATCATCTATGATAGGATTTACACCCTCTAAAGCTTCAATGATATCTGCAACATTTCCATCTTGATTTATTCGTTTTCTATAATCTGCAAGCGTTAATGCTTCTGTTCCTAATACTGCCATTTTTTATCACTCCTATTTATAATTATTCCAATTTGTATTTGGATATAAATTTGTTTTTCCTCCTACTCCGCCAGTACCTTCTACTCTTGGAGTATCTTCACCGACTAGATTTCCCATATAGGCTAATATCTGTATAGCTTCGATACGATTTCCTACACCTGTTTCATTTAAGAAATTCATAAGGTTTGGTATAGGTGCTTGATTAGTCTGTGGATTTACTCTTGTCAGTGCTTCGATTGCTTTACCTGCACTAGATAAATACTCTTGATATCGTCCGCCAAGTTCTTGCTTGGCTTGTTCTGCCCAGCCTTGTATAGTTTGTTCATGTTGTGCTTGAATTTGTTGAGCTACTTGCTGGGCATACTCAATACCAAAACTACCGATTTTATTAGCCTGCTCTTGCGTTAGATTGCAACTTCTAGCAATTTCGGCAAAATTATTGCTAACTGTTTCATCAAGCATTGCACCTTCTGGAATAATACTTGTAAAATCGTATTTTTCAGGTACATTAGCACCTTGCGTATTATCGTCTTTATCATCTGTTTTTTGTTGTGCTGTATCTTGATTTGTTTGTGTACCAATACCGCCAAGAATTGTAGTATTAGTATTAGTATTTTGTTCACCATTTCCCTGATTATCATCATTATTTGCTGGTGTTGGATCAGTTGCTTCGCCAACTCCTTCAGCAAATCGCTGTAAATCAAAATCAATCATTTTATTTATCCCCTTTTCCAAAAACATAGCCCATTATAAAACCCCATAGAATACAGAAACCAGCAAAAATACTGATTACATAATCAGCGTCCAAGTTTACCACTCCTATACTTCTTCATAGGTGCTTAAAAAAATATCTGGTTTACATGGATAAAATTCCCCTTTTATACCCTTGATAATGTAATCGCCAAATGAAGCATGATGAACACCTTCAAGAGTATTTATATTTATACCATTTCCCATATATATTGACTCTAATTCATCATTTATATCTAAATCTTTTTTATAAGTTGAACCTAAAAATTTTAAACAATCTTTTATACTTTCATCATTCTTTTTTAGCTGTATAGCTTCTATGATTACTGGTTTTTTTCTGTAATATTTTACTTTCATAATTAAAGCTCCGATAAATCTATCTGTTCAATTCTTGCACGTTCTTCCAATACTTTTAATTTAGCTTTCATATAAATTAATTGTTCATGTAATAATTCATAGGAACATTTAGGTTTAAATGGTAATGTACCAGCTTTTAATGCTTTTAACATTTTTTCTAAACCTTCAGCTCTTTTTTTATCTTGATGATATTCAGCTTGAAATCTTTCTTTAAAATCAGCACTCAACATTAATTTAACTGTATCTTTTAATTCCATAATTATTTATCTCCTTTAAATCCACATTTAGCACATAACCATAAGAAGCCTAAAAAGTTCCATACTTTATTTTCTATTTTCTTCATGCAGATTTGTTCACCAATTTTCATATCAAAATTTTTAGCATCTATCGGTGAGCTTGTTTCTTCTATCGTAAAATTATTTTTTAATTTTACCTGTGTAAGAGTCGTTTTTTCTCCTATTTGGCAAGACTCTACTTTATCAATGAAATTATTAACATCTTCTTGCGTTACAGTATCTTCTTTTTGCATTTCTAAATACTGTGCTTCAAAGATGTCTTTAGGACACCAAGATACATAACCATCAGGATAATAAATTTTATATCCTTCATCACCTTCTTTATGACCTTTGAAGTCTTTCCATGCTTTGCAAGGTTCAGCTTTTACCATTTTCACACTGATATAGTTTTGCATTTTATTATTCCCCTCTTACTAAATTCTTAAGATATTGTTTATATTGTTCATAATCATTTATGGCCAACTGTTTTTTACTAAATAGATTAAATTTTGATATGAGTTTATTTATTTTAAATGCTACTTGTCTTTCGCCTTCCCATTTATATAGATAGTCTATTTTATTGTTATATGGCCACAATGTTATATGACATTGTTCATACAATCTTGCTATAAACCAACGTCCATTTTTATCATTTAGTATATAGTCCATAGCCTCTTTTAATTTTCTTTGTTCGCATAGCTTGTTTCTAAGATACTCAATGATATTTTGTGGACGTTGATTTTCTTGTTCTACTAGCTCAAAATTTCTGGCCAACTTTTTATCTTTTATGGCCAAGTTTTTTATTGAGCTATAATACACAAGTGCAATTTGCCTTTTGCCTTCATTTTGTAGCATTTTAGGCTTGAATATGTTATATGTCGTGGCATTTATCTTGCAGTAGTTAAACAGCCACGCTATAAAATATCTTCCCTGATGTTCTTTTAATAGATAATTGATTGCATTTATATCACATTCCAAAAGCTTTTGCTCTACGATGCTAACTTTATCTTTCTTTTTTTCTTCATCATAAAACATTGTTTATCCCATTCCTAAAAATTGTTGTAGTGCTGGATTTCCATCATTTGCAGCTTCGGTTGCATTTTTAGCAGCTTGTGCGGCAGGAACAGCAGACTGTATCATATTCATGGCATTTTGTTCAGCTTCTTTTGCTTGTGCTTGTTGTTGCAATCCTTGCATTATCTCATTGTATTCATCATCAGTTCGGCGAATTGTAGATGGTGCTCCTAGCATTTCAAAGTAACGATTTAAAGCTTCTACAAAATTAAATTTGTGTAATACATTTGGATCACCCTGTGCTAATTGCATTACAAATGCAAAAGCTTGCTCGATATTTACAAGTCCACTCATTTTTTGGGCTTGTGCGAGTGGTGAGATATATTCAATTTTTATTTCTTCACCACTTAAGATTTCTTGTGCTTGTGGATCTTCTATTGGTGGGAAAATCCCTGCACGGTCTAAGATGTTATAAACACGCTCGATTATTGGACTTAAAAATTCAAATTGTAGCCTTTCGACTACAGGGCCTAATTGTTGCAGTTTTTCTTGTGTTCTTTCTATTACTTCCCTAGCCGTCATTGATTTATCATTTTGGGCTTGGTCAAGCATACGGAATAAATCTGCACTATAGGCTCTCTTTACTCTTTCCTCTAATTGCTGTATTTTTTCATGCAAATGCTGTAGATTGATACCGACTTGAAATAATGGCTTTATCCCTTCTTCTGTTTCTGTAACATTGAAACTACCTGGAGCGAGATTTACACCTTTCATAGTTGCATTAGCACTGCCTTGCATTGGTGGTTTTACTCCCAATTCAACTGCTACTAAATCATCTTTTTCTAATAACTGTAATGACCTGTTATCTCCTTCAGCAAACCAGCCAGGAGCTTTAGCATATGTTTCATTCCCATTCACTAGATATCTAGCTACAGGAGCAGGGAACTCTTGAAATCCGCCAATACTTAACCATTCATTTTCTTCTGCTTCATCAAGCCAATAAAGAGAAATAAACGGCATATGGAATTTATCAATTTTATTTGCATTTGCCATACGATTTGGCTCGACAAGCCAATTAACAGTATATTTAGTGCTTGTCGATTGATTATTTTTTAGATTGTTTTGTATTATCTGTGGCAATACTTCAATGCCGAATTTATCTTGCAGTTGCAGTGCTGTCATTTTTGTTTTTACCAAGATAGTATTTATATTTTTATCTGGCCCTTGCTCGATATAATACGTACCTATGGTATATGGCACAAAATGTACACCTGTTTTAGAGTCTGGGAAAATAGCCAAAACAGCCTGACCAAAAGCGATTTCAAGATAATTAGAATGAATTGTGTTGTAAAAATTTGATTTATTTAGTACGTTATTTAGTATTTCTAGTCTTTGGTCTAGTACTGCACCAAAATCTGAATTATCGCTTAGCTCTCTATTAGAGAATGCCAATCGAAACCACTGACGTGATGGTGGTGTAAGTCCACTCATCAATCCTGATGCAAAAACTATATTTGACTCCCATGCTATCCCATTGTAAATTTTGGTATCACGACGGCGAGCATAGTTTGTACTATCTTCCGTATCATCAAAATACCCTATATGTGGCAGTTGGTAATCTCTTATATTTTTCCATCTTTTTTCATAATCATATCGTGCAGTTTCTAGCTGTTTTACTTTTTGTTTATATCTTCTTTTCTCTAAATTCAGCCTTACTGCTACATCATTTACATTAACAAGCGTATTCATCATGGATTGTAAACTTATCATTTTATCACCCTAATGTTTGTCTGCCTGTTGCATTACTTACTAATTCTCCTAGCGTAGTATTTCTATCTGCACTCAAATAATTCGAAGAAATACCACGTTTTTTACGTTGTTTAGTATTTGCCTGTTGCTGGGCTGATGTAGTAGATGTTGTAACGTCCGTTACCTGTGTTGGCAATGGATCTGATTTTTGTACGGTAGTTGTTGAACCGCCTCCGCCTGTACACATAGCATTCACCTTCTTTCTAAATTTCTAAAGATTAAAAGTCTGCAAATGGATCATAATCTGTATTGCATTTTGTTACTCTTTGGCTTTTCTTTACAACATTAATTGCAAATGTAAGTGCTAATGCGTCTGCCCTGTTTGGTGAAGCCAATCCTCTTTTTTTCATGGACTCTTTACTTTCAAGTAGGATTTCGCCTTTATTATTTATCGTGTATTCTGGGGACGTTAAATCATCTTTTAGCTGTTGGTCATCTTCGATAGCACCGCCATCTATTAACCACTGTTTTGTTTCTCCCCATATCTCTGCACGTTTATTAGCAAATCCTTTCTTATTCGCTTTAGAACCAAACTTGATTAAGTTCCACCTTCTGCCCATGCTAAGACCTGCACTATAGATACCAGTACCATAGCCAAAATCTATATTTACGGCATCAGCTTTATACTCATCTTCAAACTTAGCTATAATATTAGCCATTCGCATATCATCATCATTTTTTTGATATTCGCCTAGCAGTTTGCAATATAGCCCCTGTCTTAAATAAATATCTGTTGTATCTCCGCCAGTCCATGCAGGATCAACCCCTATTATCACAGGTGCAAATGATACTTGCTGTTCAAGTATTTTTCTTTCACTTGCTTCATCAACGATTTTTCTAGGTATAAACTGATATTCACTAGCACTAGGAAAAACACCTCGTACACGGACTCTGACAAAGTCGCTATCTTCTCCGTAGGTATCAACCCACTGCTGAAGCTGTTCTTTATTGGATATATCTACAGTTCGGCTATCTATTTGCCTACATTTCCAAAGATTTCTATGCTTATGGAAACATTCAAAAAACCTTCCTGTATTTCTTGTAGGATTTCCAAAAACACACCAGATAATCTGTGTGTCTTTATCTGTCAAAGCACCTTCTGCTACTTCATAGATAATGTCTTCAATCGCTGAGCCTTCATCAAAAATGAGAGTAATTCTTTTCCCTTGATTGTGTAGACCTGCGAAAGCTTCGGAGTTTTCTTTGCTCCATGGTATAGCATTTGCCTGCCATGTTTTCTGATGAGCAATTTCCTTTGTAGTAAGTGTAGTAGCCGTGCAGATAAATAAATCTTTTAAAATAAATTTATTAAACCACTTTTGAACTTCTGGCCAAGTTTTAGATTTTAACTGGCTATCTGTATTTGCTGTAACTACTGCCCTACTATCTGGATAGGTAGTTATGGACCATAAGATTATCCATGCTACCAAAGCAGATTTACCGATACCATGACCACTAGATACTGCTATTCTTATAGCTGTCTGTGTAGTGAGTAAGTTATCTTTTATATCCTGCAATATATCAAGTTGCCATTGTTGCGGAGATTTTCCTTCTAGCGTTGGATCATGTTCCCAATCAAACGCTGCTTTTACAAATCCTACTGGATCATTTGTAAAATGTGCCAAAAAATCCAAAGCAGAATTCAAATCATCTTTTGTTTTTATCTCAAAATCATTCATCTGCTTTTCTTATCCTTTCCGCCAAAGCGTCTGTTAAGTTTTCAGATTTCACTGTTATATCTGTCTTAACAGTGCTATCTACAACTTGCTTATATTTTTCTGGGCAGTTAGCTTGCAACAATAACTGCAATAGTGAATCACTATAAACTTTCATTGTTGCTACCTTTGTACCCCTATAAAAAACACTTTTATTAACTCCTACTACTGCCCTTCTATATGCTTCATCTTCGAGTAATGATGTAATCATTGGTTTAGCTTCTTCTTTATATGCTTTTCTAAATACTTCATCATTTTTGAGCCAATCATAGAAGGTAGTACGAGATATATTTCTTTTTTTGCAGGTGTCTGTTACAGAGCCACACAATATATATTCATTTAGCCATTTATTTTTATCAGACTTATTTTTAATCTTTATATTTTTATCGAAGAATTGATATTTATATAAAGATTTTGTTGCTGGCATAAACACCTCCTAGATATAAAAAGACCGCCACCAATATTAAGTTATTAGTAGCGGTTTCCCATTACCTGTATTAAATTTCCAAAATCTCACTAAAAAAAGCAAGAGTTTTTTTACACTTTTTTTAAATTTTTTAATAAAATTTATACCTGATATTTAATGCATCTAATATAGCCATTGCGTCCCCTGCTCTTATATCTTGCTTTCCCAAAATATAAAGCCTTAATATAAAATATCCGACCTTGCTTTTTTTAGATAATTTCTTAATTGATATACCTGTTTCATTTATTCTGCTTTTTATGATTTCTCTTATCTCATCAGTCTTATCCTTATTGTAATTTATATTCATTTCATTACCTCATCAATAAACACACACCACCTAATACTGCTACCATTAAACAAGTAATCAATGCATGCTTTAATGTATACTTTTCTTTTCTGTATCTCTTATATTCAAACTCTGTCGGCAATCTGTTCATTTATTATTTCTTCCAATCTATTAACATCTATTTTTAATTTATAATGTTTTCTTTTTATACGTAGATAAAAACATTTTCTCAAAGTCGTATATCTAAGCTTAAATTTTCTTTTATTATTAGCTTCTGTATCTTCGGATAAACTTATATTAACTGTCGGCTTTAATTGCTGGTATATATCACACTTATTTGCTTGCGGAATATCATTGCAGATACATTTTGTTTTAGTTACATCACACATATAACCTATATCAGCTTCATAATAATTATGCTCACAGCTCATCACGTTCACCGCTTTCTTTTCATCTTTTATTTCGCTTAATTGTTCATCAATTATTTTTTTATCTTCTTTTTTATTTCTTATTTTTTTCCATATATTTTTTAATATCTTCATTTCTTCAACACCTCTTTAATATATACGCACCCTGTACCTTCTTTTTTTATCATCTTTTCTTTGACTAACTTTTCCGCTTCCAAGATGCTATTTGCTTTTTGTACCACAGTATATTTAAATACCTTTCTTTCTTTTGTTTTGATTACACTTACTTTTACAATATATTCATTCATTTGTTAACCTCTTTACATCATGACTCTCTATATAATTTAGCGTCTAAATAATCTTCAAAAAATTCTGGATTATCCCATTTATTACCTACAATTTGATAATAGTTCATGTCCTTTGCTGACACAACAAAATCGTCAAATTCAATCATAAAACCTGCTTCAGCTTCGTCCCAATAAACTATACCTAATGTTCTATCATCTAAATCTTGAACAATGTCATCTTCAAAAACTTCATATTTATTGCTATAGTCTTCTAATCCTGTACATTGACCAATTGTTTTAGGATCAACTTTTACTTTGTCATTTGTACCACAATCAAAAATATAAGTTTCTCCTTCTATATCATCTATAAATAGTGAACCCTTTACCCATTCGCCTTTTTTATATCCGAGTTCATCATCTTCAGAAACTTTACCTCTAAATAAAATCGTTCTATTGTTTTCCATTTTCATTCAACTCCTTGTAAGCTTTCTCTATGCAATCAAGAAATGTATACTCACTTAATATTTCTATATTGTATTTGTTTATTTTTATTAACTTCATATCTTGTAATTTATATAAAATATCTTCTAATTTCCTATCTCCTAATCCAAATACATTTCTAAATTGTATATCTTCTGTTTTTACACTACTAATACTCAAACATGGTGCATTATTTTCAAGATTTATTTCTGGTAAATTGTCAATCATTATAGCCAAAGCTACCCACTCATTTGGCTTATATTCTTTTTTGTAATATAAATCACCATATTTTTTTATTAATGGTAACAATAATTTATTTGGATTTTCCTTTTCTAACATTTTAGGAATATACATATTAAGTAATACATTTAAATCAGCTACTATTTCATCTGTCTTAAAATCATAATTTGTTGCTAATTTACTTATTAAATATTCCCTATTAAATTCATCAACATTAAATGCACATCTCCATATACTATTTTCATCATTGGTCAAGATATTATAATGTAAAATCTGCATTGTAATATCTTCTTCTAAAAACCTGTCATATCTTTTTATTAAAATTCCTAATGGTGTTAATTTCTTACCATTACTTAATCCAGTAATTTTTAACCAACCCTTTAGAATTTTTATTTGATTAGCGGTTATTCCTAATTCTTCTGGCTTCAAATTATTTATACATTTAATACCTTTTGCTAAGTGTCTTAAATTAAAAGCTCCATAATTTTTCATTTTTATTCCTTTAAATGTATTTACGTTTTATATTCTTTTCATTTACATACTCAATTAATTTGTTGCGTTCTTCTTTACTAAAGAATGTATGCAAATAAGTCAAACAACTAACTATCAAATCGCAACATTCTTCACCAGCATGAAATTTCAACTCTTTTGAACCATTAAAAATTGAAAAATCTAAATGTGCTTTTAAAAATTCTGTATATTCTTCTTCAATTTTCTCTACCTGCTCTCTTTTGCTAAGCCTAAATTTTGTTGGTAATAATCGTCGCTCATCACTTTTATAAACAACAAAAATTGCAGTTTCATTACTAGCAATAATCTTTTTCATTTTTTCTATAATATCTTCACCAATTTGTTTATCATCAATCATTTCATTTCTCCTTATTCACCTGCACTAAGCACATCAATAGCACTCCCATAAATCCGCCAAACATAAACATCAAAAGATATCCCATTTCATCACTCCTTTTAACACCCAAGCAAAAAGCATGCTGTATGCTCTTTGGATATATTTATTTTTCTATATTCATCTTGTTTTAATGGCTTAGCATTTCCGATGCTTTGCTCATATTTTGCTTTAGCCAGTATTTTTTCTACATTTGGATACAAAGAACTTACAATTCCATAATGCAATCCTGTTACTTTAGCTATAGCAGCTACTATATCCATTCTTTTTATCTTTGGCTTCTTGTTTTTTCTTCTTCAAATTTTTTCTTTTTTCTCTTTGCTGTATATTCTTTTCTACATTCCATACAGCAATAAAGTTTATTCAGGTATCGTGTTTCAAAAACTTTTCCACAATTTTTGCAAGATACAATTCTAACTCTTCCCTGCCAAGATACTTTCTTATCACTTTCATTTACTTTTACTTCCATTTGCTGCACCTCATTTTTTTAAATTTTTGTAAAGCAAATCCTAGAGCAAATTAGCTTGTATTGCTTTCGGCTCTAGGCTTTTTGTATTTTATTAAGAAATCTATTTTGTTTAGATTATGTGTAAAGTAGATTTCTTTTTTAACTCTTTTAGCTTTCACTTTTTCCTGCAAGTTTATTCGCCTTGCAGGTTTATCAATCTTGATTAATCTATAAAATTGGTATTCATAATCGCTTTCTCCATTGCCGAATGTATAAATACCATTTATAAGACTGTTTTTGTCCAGCATATATCCTTTCGGAATTCTTGGTTCTCTTAGCCAATATTTCCTACGCACAATAACGCTAGTAACTTGCGGTTTTTCCAAGTTTTTACTAGCGTTGTATCTTTTTTTGAATACTCCTGGAGCGGTGAAGAAAGCATTTCTCTTTTTCTTCACCATGTAATTTGCGAGGTCTTCGGCATCTGTTATTTGTCCGCCATAGACTTTTACAGATACGAAGCCATGTCCCCAAAGATTTTTTATATCTGTTGGATTCACCTCACAGCCTTCAATTTTTAGTAATAAATGATGGTGAATTCTCTGTTGTTTTGAAGTACATTCCGTACAAAATATATACTTCACTACAGCATTTTTCTTTTTATAGAAGCGAATTAACTTCTGTCTAAAATTAGCCAAATGCTTTTTCGCTTCTTCTGGTGTAGGTTCTTTTCTATCATCATCTTTTTTATCCTTATAAGTTAGAGATAGAAATAAATCTCCATCACCAAAATTATTTAGAATAAGAAGCCTTAACAAATTTATAGAATTCTTGTTATTCACTTCTTCTTGTGCCAAAGGAGTAAGTCCCATTTTTGGGCTTCTTATATTATTCTTTACAGGTAATTTCTTGGTGTAATATATCTCCAAGATATTATCATTATTTATACTTGTCTGTTTCTTAACATAAGACATATTGCTTACTCCTTTCTTTTATTTTTTATGTATTTTTATTTATATAAATATGTACTGCATGATTATTAAAATAATATCTTTATCAAGTCATAAAAGGGGCGAGAACCCCTTTTAAAAAAGACCTGATAAAGATTTTATTTTTCTATAATTTTTTCTATTATTTCTGGTAAATCTATACCAGTTTTTTGTTTTATTTTTTCAAGTAAATTCTTTTCTAGCCAAATCATTTCAGTTTTATCTTCGCCTTCATATGCGAACTCTATCCCAACAAAATCTATATTTTTCTTTTTGTCTTCATAGGTCATATATTTATCATCTGGTTTTAAATAGCTGAACGAATAAATATGTTTTTCATTATTTATATCGACCAAACTATTTTCCCATTTTTTAAACTCCGTTAAAGTATTACCATTTGCATGCACTATAGTTCCGCCATTGTGGAGTATTTCAATCGCCTTATAAAAACTAATATTTTTCATCATTATTTTTCTATCTCCTTTTCTGGTATAAATACATCATCATAAATGATTCTTACCGACATTTGGTCGATAATGATTTTATGATGCGGATTTCCATTTTCTCTAAGATATTTGACCAGTGGCTTTGCCACTTCTTTCAACTCTTTTAAATCCATATTTTGCTCTCCTTTCTTTATGAGCTCCTAACGATTGAACAGCATGTAATATTCCATAATTATGTACAATCCTGCGAAGTTCTTTTACCTTCATCAATTTGCAATATCCTAACCTATACATAATCACCACTCCTTTTATTAAGTAGACAAGCCCAGCAAATTTATATTTACTTTTTTACTTTTTAGAGATAGGGTTTGGGTGCGTTGCTGGGCTTGTATTACTCAATAAAACCATAGTTATTCTTAATGATGCTATAATTTCATTTGCAAAGTTTTCTTCGTTTATGCAAGTAGATATATAACTCATAGATCTTCTATATATCTACTTGCATTTTTTTAATAAAAAATAAACCTTATGCAATCTTAGTTTTTGGAAATACATCTTTAAAAGTTTTTCCTTTTGCAATCAACATACCTTGCATTATTCCCAAAGCTCTTTCTCTCTCTTCTGGTTTTAATTTCTTAAATAAAGATATAGCTGTATTTATATTTTGTTCTAATTTTGCCATTATCTGCACAACCTTTCTTTTGTTTTGCTCTTACAAGTTCATATTATCATTATTTTTTGTACTCGTAAAGTATTTTTTTTATTAATATTAATATTTTTTGCCTTTACAAGTACATTTTTTTATAATATTATATGTATAGGAGGTGTTAAAATGAATGAACGAATAAAATTTATAAGGAAAAATCTAGGGAAAACTCAAAATGAATTTGGTTTGCTTTGTGGAAAATCAAGAAGAGCTATAGCTGCTTATGAACAAGGTGCAGTTATCCCTGATAATTCTTTTATTCAATTGTTGTGCTTAAAATTTAATGTAAATGAAGAATGGTTAACACTTGGAATCGGTAAACCATTTAAAAGTGAAAATGATAATTTAATAAAAGAAATATCAGAAAAATATAATCTTGATAATCTTGGAAAACAATTTTTAATTAATTTTCTTGAACTAAATGAAAGTGATCGACAAACTATGCTACAATGTATGTCCTTTATGATTAATAACAGAAAATCTGATGAAGAAAAATCTTATGATGAGAAACTTAATCAGGTAGCCAATGAATTAAAAGTAGCAGAGGGAAAAAACGAATATACAGCTTCCACTACTATAAGTATTACCAAAAATTCCACAGAAAAAAGGGCATAAAAAAAGACCACCTTTAAATGGTGGTCTTTTTTTGCAGGATATATAATTTTTAAAATAGAACATATATAAAAACGAAAGGAGTATTACACATGAAAAAAGTCTTTATTTTATTTATAACCATACTTTGTTTTTTTCCCTCAAATTGTTCTGCATATAAAAATGAACCTAATGGATTTCGTGATTTATATTGGGGAGAAAGCTTACAAGAAGTACAAAAAAGACATCCTGATGCAAAGTATGACGAATATCATTCAAACGAAAATGCTATATCATATATAATTGAATTTAATAATCCTTATGTAAGTAATGTACTTGCAAATAAAGAACGTGGTATAAAAATATATTTTTGGAACAATAAATTATACAGAATAAAATTTTATTTTAAATCAGATATGCTACTAAATTTAAATGCAAATTATATACGTTTACAAGACGCTATGACTTTAAATTTTGGTAATCCTACGATAAATAATATAGTTGATACTAAAAACCAACAAACATATACTGCCTGGCAAGGATTTAAAACAACAATAATTTTATTTAAAGATATTAACCAACATTCTATTGAAGTTTCTTTAGTAAATTTAAATTTAATGAACAAAGCTATTAAAGATGTGGCTTTAAAAGGTTGGTAATTTAAAGTAGTGGAGTATTACACATGAAAAAAATTTTTATTACATTTCTTTTATTATTTATTTTTTGTGTTCCAGTATCAGCTAATACTGTAAATATTTCTGATGATTTATTTAACGCTACACTAAATACATCTAGTCCTATAAAAAGTATATCCTATAATAAAATATTTCCTTTATTTATCACTACAGAAAATGGCACTACTTATACATTTAAAGCCACTCCTATAAAAAATAATACACTATATCTAAGAAATAATAATTTAAATATAAATGATAATAAATTTCTTGATAAATGGAAAAATGACATAATAAACAATAATGATATATATTACATTGAAACTATTCCTCTAAAAAAAGGAATTATTTACATTATTAAAGGTGATTTAAAATCTTATATTACCACTTACTATATAAAAAATAATCTATTATTCTTTACAACAATAGTAGTATCAAATCCAATAAGTAAAAATGATTTAATCAATTTAGCTTATGAGTCAATCGAAAGTATTTATCCAAAATAAATAGTGTTCCACGTGAAACATTTAACTACACATTTTGTAAGAAATAGGAAGTCAAAATATCAAGGTAGATGCTAGAAACACAATATCTAGTATCTACCTTTTTTTATTTTGCCAAAAATATGTATTCTCTAAATGGATTTTATCAAAAATTTGACCGAGTTTGATTGACTCTGCCAAAAATACTATATATTGTATAGCTGTGTATTATATGTATTTATAATATCAATATTACATATAATACACATTATTTATACATATATTATACATCTATATTACATGTAATAAACATATTATATACATTATTTATACTTTTATTTTATGTATTTTTAATGTATAATAGATGTATAAATCACATATAAAGGAGTCTAAAAAAAATGAAAGTAATTTCTATTATTAATCAGAAGGGCGGAGTTGGTAAAACTACTACTGCTCATAATATTGCTTCTGGATTGCGTTTAAAAGATAAGAAGGTATTATTATTAGATTTAGATGCACAATGTAATTTAACATTTGCTCTAAAAGGTAATAATAAAAATATTTATGATGTACTCACTGGCAAATTAAATATACTAGATGCTATAGAAAATGATTTTATAGCTGGATCACAATATCTAGTAACATTACAAAATAAAAAAGGTGCAGAATTTATATTAAAATATATCCTGCAAAAAATAGAAAACATTTATGATTATGTAATCATTGATACACCGCCTGCATTAGGCATAATAACTATAAACGCTTTAACAGCCAGTGATTATGTAATTATAACAACTACAGCAGATATTTTTGCTGTACAAGGAATAAAGCTATTAAGCGATACTATCAATACGACCAAAAAGAATAGTAATAGCGATTTAAAAATAATGGGTATATTAATAACTAGATTTAATTCTCGCACTGTAATGGGAAAACAATTCCATGATAATATAAATGATATTGCTCAAAAAATAAATACTAAATTATTTGATACTACAATCCGTGAAAGTATTGCTATACGTGAAGCACAAGCAAAACAAAAAGACATTTTTTCTTATGCTCGTTATTCTACAGCAGGTAGAGATTATAAGAAATTGGTTGATGAAATACTAGCAAACGACAAAGGAGTAAACTAATATGGAAAATAAAAAAGACATTCCTAATCCAGCAGACTTTTTTTTTGATTCTACACCAGAAGAAAAGCCAGTAAATAATAATGATGATGAAACAGCAACAACTAATATAAATATTCGTGAATTAATAACAGTTAA